CTCGAATGATGATCGAATCAATGTGTAAAGAATACTTGGTTAGAGAAGCGATGGAGTATCACGAAGACGAAGATGATTCTCACACATATGAAGGTTACGTTCACGAATGTATGTCCTACTTAAAGGAGTGCATGATGAACGAGGGCTGGAAATAATCTAGAAATTTAACGATTTATTAAATGGGGCTTCGGTCCCATTTTTTATTTTATAGTATAATAACTAATATGGCCATTCGAGGACACAATATCGCTATTTTTGACCTTGACGATACGTTAGTTGTAACTAATGCTCGCATCGAGGTCACAGACTCGTGGTCTGGTGAAAAGTTTTATCTGTCGCCGAAGGAGTTTAACGAGTATGAACGAAAGGCTACTCATGCAATTGACTTTTCTCAGTTTGACGATCCTGATATTCTGAGAGCTGGCACAATCGTTGAATGGACTCTAGATATTATGAAAGAAGTTTATGCGAAGGAGGGTGCGGTTGGCATAATTACTGCTCGTGGAGATTCAAAGCTAGTTAGAGAATTTATGCTAAGCCATGGAGTGGACATTCATCCTGAGCAAATTTTTGCAGTAAATGAGCCAGACAGCGAATTTATTGGCACAAATGCCGAAAAGAAGCAACAAGCCTTTAAAAAACTAATAGAGAAAGGCTATTCGCGATTTATTTTCTTTGATGATGACATAAATAATCTAAAGCATGCAAAGCTGCTTGAGAGTCAGTATCCTATCAAGATTAAAACTGAACACATCAAGCCAGAACAATTGCCAGAGATTAGTATGAAAAGAATAGGCATTTTTACCGGTAAATTCAAACCGCCTCACAAGGGCCACTATGATATTATTAACCAGGCTCTTGAAGAAAACGACCAAGTTAGAATTTACGTATCCGATAAACCCGAAGGTGGTATTGACGCAGAGGTTGCTATCAAGATTCTAAAGAAATATCTTGGCAAAAACCCAAAGGTTGTTATTGAAAAGACTAGTATTTCACCAGTTCGTAGTGCTTATCAATTCATTTATGCACTTGGCGAAACAAAGGAGGCTCCAAATCATGCAATTACCTTGTATGCAGCGCCTGACGATATGGTCAGATTCGATAAAGTTCACCAGTATGCTGGCAAGATTAAGAACATTAAAAAGGTCAATACTGGTCGAGCTAAATTTAGTGACGGTGAGCGTGATCTGTACGGCAAGGACATGCGAGGATTTTTGAAAAAGGGCGACTTTGAATCTTTTAAACAGGGCATCCCGACCTCAATAAATCCAAAGACTATTTGGAAGATGCTTAAGACTAATGAAACCGGCGAGTATACTGTACCAGCTAGCGCGTTCAAACTAAATAAAAAGGTAAGCAGGCAAGATATTAATCCAGTAACAACACACAGATTAGTGCAGCACCCAACTTATCGTGATGGCTTCATGAATGAGAGCAAAGTCTTGAGGTTTAAGGACTTCAATAAGAAATAACTGTATGAAAAAACAAAAACCAACTACCAATAGCTTCGCTGATGTTTTTTTCAGTAAGCTAAAGGAACAATCATTTACTATAATCTTAATGGTTGGCATTCTAATTTATCAAAATCAGCTTTTTGAAGCGGAGCTTGATCGATGCGAAAAGCTACTTGATCAAAAGGATGAAAAGATCGATGAACTGACTGATATGGTAATTAAGAAATCTACAGAACGTGAGGCATATTTAAACCAACAACGCGATGCCTATGTACAAGATCTATTAAACGACCGTCGTTAATTTATGAGTAAACTAAATATCGAAGAATTAGTTGGTGGCTTACTAGAAGCGGCAATGGTCGCTCAAGGAATTAGCGAAAAGCAGCACATCAACTCAATTAGGAATTATTTCAACGATGATGGGACACCGATCATGAAGAGATTCATAATTGGCGATAAACCTGTTGATTTCCCTCTCTATATTTTAGCTGACCATTCATCTATCGGACTAGATGAATTGGAAATAGAATTCGAAGCTCGACTATTATTCGGTACAGACACGACCGACGTATCTAAAGTGAAGAAAGCGTTGCTGGGTCTATTCAAGAAGAAGGGATATATTCACAATTTGCCACCAATCACGGTTGACTCTGGTAAAAACACAGATAATTCTGGAATGGCAAAGATTAAGGTCAAATTCAAAGCTGACGATAAACCAGAGGCAGTTAGTCGACTAGTTGATTCGTATATTCAAACATTGAATGATCCGACTATTAAAAAGACTTAACTAAATGGCATTACCTTGTCCCATGTGTAGAAAGCCGTTGGGCTTAACTCTAGAATTTATCATTAAGAACCCAGTATCGGCATGTCCACACTGCCGCACGATTTTAGACTTTACGGTAAACGACGAAATTAAAGAGTCATTTACTAAGGTTCTTAAGGAAATTGATCAGATTAAAAAGCAATATAAAGGCCAGGTTAAATTTGGGTAACATCCTGGATTTGGCTGACCTAAAAAGATAAATAACAAAAAATTCACAATTTATGGCAGGAATAGCAGACAATTTCGCAGGGCTTCCGATTGAAGATCTAATTGTTTCTCCTATTGTCGGTATGGCAAAAGGACAAGCTAAATTAAACGAAGTTACTTGGAGATACATCTCTGAAGTTGCTTTCGAAAAGGATAAAGACGGAAACGCAACAGCTAGATCACTAGATGTTGAGATGAACCGTGTTGTTACTAACGGAGAAACCGGCGAACAAGAAATTCAAAAATTATACAACAAGGTGCCAATGCTACCATTGGTTCCGCTACCATCACTAGCAATTACGTCAGCTGACATTGCATTTACGATGGAAGTTAAAACTTCTGAAAGCACTAAAGAGAGCTCAGATAGCGAAACTTCATATTCAGCTAGTGCTAGCGCAAGCTGGTGGGGCATGAAGTTCTCAGCAACGGTTGCAGGTAAAGTCGCAACTCACAAAGAGAACACTAGAAGCACTGATAACTCTGCTAAATACGAAGTTAAAGTACACGCTGAGCAACTACCAGCAACTGAAGGTATGTTGAAATTGTCTGACTACTTAACTCAAATGTTAGAGCCATCATTGATTCCATTAACTACTGATCCTAGCAAGTAATTAGCTACTTGACTACTATAGATAAGGGCGCTTCGGCGCCCTTATTTGGTTTATAGAGAAATATAATCGGCTACTGCCGGCTGATAAATAACTAAAAAGGTCAAGCCATATTATGGGATCAACTATTTTAAAGTTTGATGACTTCAGTTCAAATTTAAAGGAGTCATTCAATAGAGAAGAAATGGACAGGATGAAAGACACCGGTCTAGATTCAGCAAAAAAATTCAGAGACGCGTTTTCAGTTTTAGATTTCTTTGGCGGTTCTTTACCAGATAGTTACGAAAGTGCTGAAATGGAAGCACGTCAAGCAGGCTACGAATTATCGGCTGAGCTATTTGATGAAGCTGCTATGATGGCACAAGACGGCGCGATTGATTACGAAAACGAGGAAGATGGCGTATTCGAAGCAACTGATGTTGAAGTCGCGCAGAGAAAAGCCGCAATTGAGGCAGAGGATGCGGAGATTTCAAAAGCAGAAGCGGACCTGGAAGCAAGAGAATCTAATATCAAGCCACTGGATCCAAATTCAATGACACAAAAGGCGACAATCGCAGCAGATAGAGCTGCCCTAGAAGTTAGAAAAGCAGATTTAGCTAAAAAGAGAGCAGAAGTTGCTGCACTAAAAGTAGTGCCAACACCAAACGCGTAAAAAAGCTTAAATAAATGACTCAAGCTGAATTAATAGCAGATATTCAAGAAGAATTAACCTTTTCAAAGGCATTACCGTATGTAATTCCCGAAAAAGAAATTGCGAGAATAATTAAGATTGCAGAAGGATATTTCTACGATAACTGGCGTCATGCAGTTGAGCCTAGATACTTAGCGATTCCACAAGACGTTTTCAAAAACGACAGATTTAAAAAGGAAAGAGCTATTAGATTGCCAGATTGCGTACAGTTCGTACATCAAGCTAGAGAACCTAGAGGGGCTTCTATTTTTGGTTCAATTGATCGTGATTTCTCTGAAAATAAATTCGTTGGTTCTGAGATTTTCCTAACACCATTTATTGGAGAATCGATTATGTACAGAACGATCCTATTCTCGTTCTTGGATTTGACAAAGGGCTTTGTATTAGATACGTTCGCGTATAACTACAATCGTAATACTCATGACTTAATCATTATGGGTAGATCGCCTATTGCAAATGGGATGGTATTGGAAGTTGCAAAGAAAATCGAACTTGAAGACCTTTACAATGATGAACTTTTCCAAAGATATGTGAGAGCTAAAGCAAAACTTAGACTTGGCGAGCTATTAACAAGCTTCGACTACAATCTGCCAGGTGGAGTTAAGGTAAATTATACAAACCTAGTAACTCGAGCAGAAAATGAATTGACTCAAGTCTTAGAAATGATGAAGGGCGAGAACACAGCAGATTGGATGTTCCTAATAAGACAATAACGTAATGGCAGTAGATTTATATTTTAGAAACCCAGACGATCCCAATTATCAACCGAATATCTATGAAGTAAAGGATGATATTGAGAACACTATTCAGCAAGTTAGAATGACTGTGCTGACTAAAAAAGGCGAAGTCCTAGGCGAACCTGATTTTGGATTTGGAATGGAGAAGTACTTATTTGAATTTGATACGTTAAGTATTGTTCCATTAGAACAAGAAGTTAACCAGTTAATCCAAGACTATGTATTAAACGCTAGAACGTATAACATTAAATCTTCAGTTGCGTATTTAGATAGCGCAGATGATCCGTTTAAATCAACTCTTGCGCTAGATGTAAAAATTGACGGCACAAAATCAGTATTTGCCGCACTATTTGAGATATGAAAAAGTATGTACCTTTATTTGAAACTTATTCAACTCCGAGTTGGTGGGTTGGCGTTGCAGACTGCAATGGCATTGAATCATTTATTAAAGAACCTGATATGTCAGACGCAGATGACGCAGACCGTCTCGCTGAACTTGGTTTAGACGAGCCTGGAGCAGGTAATAAACTTAGAAAAGGCTGGTCGAATCAGGTAGGCCTTTTGCAAATGAGAGCTCGCGCAAATTCACAAAGACACGCAGTCGTTTATCGAGTTATGTTAAATCAGGAAGATGCTGATCAAATAGAAGAATTGCTATCTGCTGGAGAATACATTGAAGCATTGGAATTACTAAAAGAAGTTGCTCTCGAAACGCAAATCGCTAGAGGAACTGGAATCAATGCTGAAAAAGCTTGGAAAATGATTCCTAACCCAGATTT